ATGGCGCGGAAGTCTGCACGAAAAGACCCGGATCGATACCTGTTTCAGCGGCAGGGCAATTATCACTACAAGCGTCGCGTTCCGATGTCCGTCGCCGAACTGGACGAACGCGCGCCCATGATTCGCCAGTCGCTCAAGACCGACGATCTCGCGTTGGCACGGGCAAAGCGCGATGCCCTGGAAGCTGCCGACGATGCACTCTGGGCTTCCATCCTGCTCGAGCAGCCACAGGACCCGGCCCGCGCGCGCTACCAAGCCGCCATGCGTCGGGTGGAAGCGCTCGGCTACACCTATCGAACCTCCCACCAACTCGCCCAGACCGGCTTGATCGATGAGATCATCGACCGTTTTCGCGCGATCGATGAAACGCGCACGCCAGTTGCAACGGCCGAGGCCATCGCCGGCATGGTCGAAGCGCCACCGGTAACGGTCACTGAAGCCTTCGAGATCTATGTCGACGAAATCGTTTCGCACGAGCATGTCGGCAAGTCCGCAAACCAGAAGGCTCAGTGGAAAAAGGTCAAACAGCGCGCGGTCAATAATTTCGTGGCGCTGTGCGGGGACAAGGCCATGCACGAGATCACGCGCGACGACGCGATGAAGATCTACCGGCACTGGCTCGAGCGAATCGTACCCAAAGAGGGCAGGCCGACACACTCCGCTTCATCGGGCAATCGCGACATCGGCAATATGCGGGTGCTCTATGAGAGTTATTTCAAGCATATCGGGGACGAAGAGCGCAAAAATCCCTTCAACGGGCTGTCCTTCTCGGTCAAAAAGAAGCGCACGCGGCCGCCATTCCCGACAGAATGGATCACCGGGACCATCATGAAGCCAGGCAATCTGGCCAGCCTGAACAAAGAAGCGCGGGGCATTGTCCTGGCAATCATCGAGACCGGAGCGCGTCCCAGTGAGATCGCCAACCTGTCGGAGAGCGCCATTCGCGTCGATCATCCGGTGCCGCACATAGCCATTGAGCCGCGTATCGATCCAGACGATCCGCGCGAGATCAAGACCGTATCGTCGGAGCGCCAGGTGCCGTTGATCGGGGTCGCTCTGGAGGTGTTCAGGCGCCACAAGAAAGGTTTTCCGCGCTATCGCAACCGTGAAGGTGAGTTGTCGGGAACGCTCAATAACTATTTCAAGGACAACAAGCTTTTCCCCACGAGCCAGCACAAGATCTATTCATTCCGGCATGCTTTTGAAGACCGAATGAAAGAGGGCGGACTGGATGAAGAACTGCGCAGGATACTGATGGGCCATGCCATCGATCGACCGCGCTATGGTTCTGGTGGTTCGCTTAAATGGCGTCAGACCGAGCTCAAGCGGATAGAGCTGCCGTTCGATCCTTCGATCGTTTGAGACGTGCCTGGGCGGCAGCAACGATCGCTTCTTCTTCCCTCAGGCGCTCAAGTTCAGATTCCAGACGCTTCCAGAGCGGGGCGCCAAGGCCCGGATTGCGCGAGCGCGACATGACCCACGCCAGCTTATCGAGCGCGCGCTCGACATCTGCTGCCGTCACAGGTTGTTTCTGGCGTGGGCGTCGCGACATCGGTTTCAGCCGTCGATTTCGGTCGGTTCGCCATTCTTGAGGGCGTACCAGGTCATCGGCTTGATGCCATTGCGGCCGACAATTCCGGCCCAGACGGCGATGATCGTTCCTTCGCTGTCACGTTCATCCAGGTGAAGTGCAGCGCCCTCGATGCCACGGGCCTTGCCATCTATGCCGGAGGTATGGGCCGTGCTGGCCACACCCGCTGCGGTGGCAGCGCCCCGGTACCCCGATGCGGTGGCAGCGCCCCAGTCACCCGATGCGGTGGCAGCGCCCCAGTCACCCGATGCGGTGGCAGCGCCCTGGTACCCCGATGCGGTGGCAGCGCCCCAGTCACCCGATGCGGTGGCAGCGCCCCAGTCACCCGATGCGGTGGCAGCGCCCCGGTCACCCGATGCGGTGGCAGCGCCCCGGTCACCCGATGCGGTGGCAGCGCCCCAGCGCCCTGATGCGGTGGCAGCGCCCCCAGGACCCGATGCGGTGGCAGCGCCCCCAGGACCCGATGCGGTGGCAGCGCCCCGGTCACCCGATGCGGTGGCAGCGCCCTGGTACCCTGATGCGGTGGCAGCGCCCCAGTACCCTGATGCGGTGGCAGCGCCCCAGTACCCTGATGCGGTGGCAGCGCCCCCATCCTTGTCTGACTTGACGCCGGAGCGTTCGAGTTCCGTGAAAGAGCCGTTCACCCATGTAACGCGATCAAGCACATATTTTACCGCGCGCTCGATGAGATCGGGCAGGCGGATTTCTGCCTTGATCGTGATTTCCGCGCACGCGATCTTGCTATCGTTCATATTGGTTTCGCGCACGATTTCCCCGCCGCACTCGACAAGGCAAAAGCGGTTATTGGCTGGCGCGTAGTAGGAAAAGACTTCGAGCGGATGGCCTTCGATCGCGTGAAAGCCGCTCTGGCAGGCGACCACATCACCTTCATGGGTATAGGTCTGGCCGACGGCATAGGAAAAGCCGCGACAGGCAAGGTTTTCGTCAAAGCCCTTGATGGCGAGAACGGTTTGCGGTGCCTCGGCTGCTGGTGCCTTGGTCGCGGCTCTGGTCTTGGTTTTCGCAGGCATGGTCAGTCCTTCCATGGACAGGTTTCGCCAGGCGCAGCACGGAAAAAGGCAACGATCAGGCGGTGAAGGTTCGGAGCATGTTCAGGAAGACGGGCAAGGCCGGTGCCGAGTCCGTCGATCGGGGCATAGACAGTGATGCCGGCCGCCAATTCTCGAGCCACTTTGGCAAGATCATTGCTGACGTGAGCGAGGGCGACAGGGTCGGCCGGGTCATAGAAAAGGCCGGGCGCATAAAGCGTGGCAACGCCAATCGCGTTGGGTTCGTCCCGGCATGCAGCGGCCTGTCCGCCTCGACCGACACGGCTGCAATTGTCGCCGAAGGCAAACCGCGCTTCGGGCTCGGCCTGCAGCAGCTCGCGCGAATACCATTTGAGATATTTGACGGGCATCACGCGGCCTCCGAGTGTGCCCAGAGATAGGCATCGAGCATCTGGTGGCCGCGCTCGAGGGTTAGCGCCCAGTTCTCGTATTTGATCGGGCGGTTGAATGGCGGAGCCGGGCAGACGATGCCGGTTGGATTGGCGACAACGTCCCGCAATTCAGTGGCGCGGGCGCGCATATCGGCCTCATGTACGCGGCGGGCGATCTCAGTCGAGGGCGCTGGCAAGCTCAGCTTGCGATAGATGAGGTTCATGAACAGACGCTCATGCGCGTTCACGTCTGCGCCGTCATGGTGCAGCAGCAGCTTGGTGGGCGAAATGATATCGGCGCCCAGCAAGGCTTCCGGCCAATCGTGGATCAGGCCATAGATGCGTTCTGACGGATCCTTGATGGCCTCGGCCACGATGAGCGAGTGCTGCAGCACATTGAAGGGGAAGCGGACATTGCCACCCCAGCGTGACAGCATGACCAGGTGGTGCAGGATCCCCGAAGGGTCGATCATATCGAGATTGGGATTGAGCGGATCGAAGATCGACCCGCCCGCGATGTTGACGCGGCAGTTCATGATCAAAACCCCTCGATTGCGACGATGGCGACCCAACCGATAAAGGCTGAGCCGATGAGCATTGCGAGAAGCGCTGTCATGCTGCACCGCCTTCATGCGCGAACTGGTCCGCTGCATGGGCGATGGCATCGCACAGAATGTCGTCGAGTTCGCGTTTGGGGAAGTTGCGGGCTTGAAGCTGCATGGTGATGGCCGGCAGGCCGGGCAACATGTGCGAGATCTCGCGAGCGGCTTCGCTGACGCGCGCGGCGCGGTCGTACGCTGGCCGATCGCATTTGCGGACAAAGCTCTTTGCCGCAAGCTGGCGGGCTTCCTGTCCGTACATTGACAGATCGAGCGAGGAAAAGCCGCGCTCGAGCAGGCGCCGCTCTGTGGCCCCGCCATCGGCATTAAGGTCGATCATCGCCTCGGCAAGTTCTTCGACGATACCGCGATCTGGCTTGGGATGAGGCCGGGCAGGACCGGCAAGCGGCGGAGGTGCCGGGGAAGCGCTCGCAGAGCGCGACGGCGGCGTGTGTGATGTGTTTGCGTGCAGCATGTCTGCCTCCATCGGTTCAGATGGAGCAAACGATAGTCTTGTAATTTTACACGGTCAATACACAATCATGTAAAAATACAAAAGCGCTAGATTCCGAAGAGCTCGTTGGTGGTGAGAACCTTATGAACCGACAGAACGTATTGCTGAGGGATAGAGATGGTCGCGAGTGGGTTGAACTGCTCCAGAACGAGATAGCCGCCAGCGCGCCTCCTATAGATCTTGATGTAGGCCTGGCCGGGTTTGTCTTCCCAAGTGCGTGTCTGAACCACCACAGTATCGCCGGGGGAAACGGTGGCGTGGGGATTTACGAAACGGAGTTCACCAGGTGGGTGCATCGGGTACATGGAATCGCCGTCGACAAATATCGAGTAGGCTTCAGATACATCGGTCAAGGCGGGTGGGCGTTTCACATATTGCACAATGCGGGTCTCGATCTCAAAGCCTTCAAATGCCTGTCCATCGGCTGTTTCTATAAATGATCCCGCAGCAGTGCCGAGGACGGGCAGATTGCCATTCAGCTTCTGGCTGCTCGGCGATTGAACTGCGGCGCGCGAAAATTCTGCCGGTGCATCGATGGATGGATCGTCAGTCAGTCCATTGAGATAGGCAGTGGTGGTTTCAAGCGCTTCCGCGATCCGCTGAAGGGTGTCGACCCGTGGGTGTTTGGATCGGCCGTATATGATGTTTGGAATAAGCGACGGCGAACCGGTTCGCTCGGATGCGGCGTTGACGCTAATCCCCAGCGCTTCGCAGCGTTGCTCGATACGGTCCACCAGGATTTTGCGGGCTTTGTCTTCCATGCGTGTATCTTTACACAAAAGAAATTGCAAAGGCGTCGTGTAAACACGCTTGACTCTCATGTAAAAATACATGAACCATGTGCGCATGACCTACACCGAACGCCTTCTCGCCATCGTACAAGTCTATTGCGCTGCAACGGGTATGACCCGTGAACAGGTGAGCTATCAGGTTTTTCGCGATCAGCGCCGCCTCGGTCGAATGGCCGAGGGCGAAGCATCGATCACTGTGCGTTCGTTTGATAGTGCGCTGATCTGGCTTTCCGCGAACTGGCCCGCCACTGAGCAGTGGCCCGATTATCTGCACCGGCCTGTCGATGTTGAGGTCGCCCAATGAGGAGCCGTTCACTTGTCTCCTCCCTGCGCGTCTGTTCCTCCTCCCTTGGGGCGCGCGGAAACTGGCTGGCTGGCGGGATTGCCTGCGCCCTCAACGGGCGTCCCGCTGGCCAGCAGTTTTTCTCTCGCTTCATGCCAGTCTTGAAGCGCGGAGACGAGGGCAGGGGTGCTGATTTTCTTGCGTTTTTCCATGGGTTGCAGACAGCACGGCAGGATTGCGGCTGTCATGGCGTAGGCAGGGAGCATTAACACCATGAGCCCGGCCCGCTTTTTGCCACAGCGCGATTACCTGAGCCTCAAGGCAACGTTTCGTCGCCTCGTGATTTTGGTCGGCGGCGGCAATGAAGCGGCTGCGCAGACGCGCGTGGGCCAGCAGGTGCTCGATCGATACGGATCTGTATCGCCCGAACATGAAGACCGCTTCGCGCCGATCGATGTGATCGCGGATCTCGAGGCGGCCTGCGGTGAGCCCATTGTGACGCGCAAGCTCGCTGAGCTTTCGGGCCATGTGCTTTCGCCCTTGCCCAGCCATGCCGGCGGGTCTGCGCCCCTGACGCGCGTGACGGCAGAAGCCATGCACAAGGTTTCCAAGGTGTTTGCCGATCTCGGCGCGGCGCTGGAGAACGACGGCTATATCAATCTTGAGGAAGACCAGCAACTGCATGACGACATCGTCAATGCCCATGAAGTGCTGCAGGCGCTTGACGATCAGATCACGTTTGAACGGATCAAGGCTGAACGGGAGCGGGGGATTGGCGGCGGGGGTGCCGGGGAAGCGTCCAGCGGACGCGACGGCGGCGGGAGAAAGCACTCATGACCCGTCCGCTGCCGATCCGCGCCAACATTCATCCCATGGCCGCGCGCGCCAAGTTTGACCCGTCCGGGGCTCACGAGCTTGAGATCGACCTAGGCATGAGCGGGATCATGGATCTGACAGCAGAACAGGCGCGCCGCGTGAAGGCTGCAATCGAAGCGTTCGAGCTCGAATCCATGCGGGTGGACGGCCATTCCAACCTGACCAACCGGGTTGTCCGGACATTGGGGGAATTCTGATGGTGCATTGGCTCAACCTTTTGACCGGAATCGGAATTGGCAGCGATCTTGTCGTTGCCATTGTGCTGATCCTTGCGATCGTCGGAGGACTGGCATGAACACGGCCCTTTCCCGATATGACGTTGCCAAGGCGGCGCTGGTCGATGCCAAGCGGGTCGACGATGTGATGGCGATCCGCAACGAAGCGGAGCGCATGCGGCTCTATGCCAGGCAGGTGCAGGACCGTTCGCTGATCGCCGATGCAAATGAAATCCACCTGCGCGCCGAACGGCGGCTGGGTGAACTGCTGGCCAAGGCCAAGCAGGCCGGGCAGTTGGCCGAGGGGCGTCCGCCTAAATCCGAGCAAGAGGAAAACGGTACTCTCTCGGAACCGTTTCCGCGTGTAACGCTGGCCGAAGTCGGCATCACCAAGAAACTCTCATCGCGGGCGCAGCAGATCGCGGCCTGGGCGGAAGAGCTGTTTGAAGAAGAGGTTGAGCGCGTCCGTGACAAGATCGTTTCGGGCGGTGCTGCCACGGTCAATCCGGTCAAGGATCTGAAAGCGGCGACAAAGAAGGATCGGCGCGCCGAGCGGGAAAAAGCGCTGGCTGAAAAGCAAGCTGCCTTGCCGGATAAGCGCTATGGCGTGATCTATGCGGATCCTGAATGGCGGTTCGAGGTCTATAGCCGGGAGACCGGGCTGGATCGCTCGCCCGACAATCACTATCCGACATCATCCCTTGAGGAAATCAAGGCCCGGCCCGTTGCCGATATCGCAGCGGACGATTGTGTGTTGTTCCTTTGGGTGACGGTGCCCCATCTCGATCAGGGCCTTGAGGTTCTGAAGGCCTGGGGCTTTGCCTACAAGTCCCATATCGCCTGGATCAAGGATAAGGCCGGCACTGGCTATTGGAGCCGGAACAAGCACGAAATCCTGCTAATCGGCACGCGGGGCAACATCCCGGCGCCTGCGCCTGGCACCCAGGACGTTTCTGCCATTGCCCAACCGGTCGGTCGGCACTCGGAAAAGCCGGAATATTTCGCGGCATGGATCGAGACGCTGTTTCCGAACCTGCCCAAGATCGAACTCAATGCCCGTGTCGCGCGTCCCGGCTGGGATGTGTGGGGGTTGGAGGCGCCCGAGGGAGGCGCCGGTGGCGCGTCCCTAGCCGACAACGGGGCGAGCCCAAGCGAGCGCCAGGTAGAAGCGCCTGAAACAGAATCGGAGGCCGTGCATGACGGCTCCTCCTCGGGGCCTGATGCGCGCCCTGCCGATGAGAGCGCATCATCTTATCAAGTGAACGCCGACTGCAGGATAACCGCAGTGACTGAGACAGGCGTGACTTCGCCGGGGGGAGAGAACCCGGCAACCGACATCAACGGCGTGATCCGGGCTGAATACGCCAAGGATACCCCACTTGTAGAAATCGCAGCAGCGACAGGGCTTTCCGCCAACGCTGTAAAGCAGCGCGCAAAGCGCATGGGCCTTGGCGATCGGGCGCGGCAGATCAAATCCGTCAGCAGGAAGGAGCCCGCATGAGTGCGTAAAATTCCTTTCCGCCGGCGACCGATGCTGAGGTCGATGAGATCGAACGCGGTGCCATCGAGACATTGGAGTCCAGGAACTACCGGCTGCGCGGTGCAGCCAGACGCATTCTCAAGCTGATTTCACGGATACGATCGGAGGATAGAGCATGAGCGCCATTCAAATGAGCCGTTTCGCGACCGAATGGCCGGAGGCCGATATCGCGCGGCTGCGCGCTTACTGGGATGAAGGGCTAACGGCTGCCGAAATCGCCAAGCGGCTCGGCTATGGCCGCAATGCGGTTCTCGGCAAAATATTCCGGCTAAAGCTGCCCAAACGCCGGGATGCGCGCACCGGAGAAACCAGTCGCCGCCCCATCAAGGCCGTTCATACGCGAAAGCGGACGCCCAAGGGCGACAAGATCGCTAACGTGGATGCGACCGGCATGAAGATCCTGCGTTCGGACGTCTGGACGGCCCTGCCGGGCACCAGTCCGGTGCCGCTCCTGGAGCGCACCGGTTGCCGCTGGCCAATCGACGGTGAGGGTGGCGTGGCGCTGTTCTGCAATGGCTGTGTGGATGGCGGTCAGTCCTATTGCGCGGCGCATGGGGCGCTGGCACCGCGGCATGATCCTGAGAGTGAGGATGGGGCATGAAAAACAGGCTCAGCGATCTCAACAATCACCTGTTCATGCAGCTCGAGCGTCTTGGCAATGAGGACTTGTCGCCCGAACAGATTGAAACCGAAGCCACGCGGAGCGAGGCCGTTGTCTCGGTTGCCGACCAGATCATCCGCAATGCGGATCTACAGCTCAAGGCTGCCAAGCTGATCGCCGATCATGGCGGGCATATGGTGCGACATTTGCCCATGATTGAGGGGAAGGCGCGCGATGATGAAAAGGCGTAAAATTCCCTATAGCGAAGCTGAAATGGCGTGGCTGGAAGCCAATCGTGCAATGGTGATCAGCGATTATCACCGCGCATTCTGCGCAGCGTTCGCGCGCGACGATGTTACGGCGGCGAACTTGCATGGGTTGCGCAAGCGCATGGGCTGGAAGGTCGGGCGTGGGCAAGGGCGACTGGCAGGTCGACACCGGCTTTTCAGTGCCGAGGAAATCGCCTGGCTGCGCGACAATATCGGTCTGCCGACCGACGCATGGCACCGGACCTTCGTTCATCTTTTTGGGCGACAGGATATCACGGTGGCCCAGCTGATCAGCCTGCGCAAGAACCAAAAATGGCGCACAGGTCGCGATGGGCAGTTTGTCAAAGGACAGGAACCCCCGAACAAGGGCAAGAAGTGCGCGCCTGGCACGGGCGGGTTGCATCCCAATGCGCGCCGGACACAGTTTAGAAAGGGTCAATTGCCGCACAACACGCAAGGTGCCGGCCATGAGCGGATCGACAGCAAAGATGGCTATGTCGTCCTGATCGTCGAGGAGACCAACCCCTGGTCAGGTGCAAGCACGCGCCCGGTGCATAAGCATCGCTGGTTGTGGGAACAAAAGCACGGTCCGATACCAGACGGCTATGCACTGAAATGCCTGGATGGCGACAAGACCAATTGCGACCCGTCGAACTGGGAGCTGATCCCGCGCGGCATGCTGCCGCGGCTGAATGGTGGTCCGCGCAAGAAGCGCGTTGCCTATGACCAGGCGCCGACAGAACTCAAACCCACGATCATGGCTGTGGCCAAGCTCGAGCATAAAGTGCGTGAGAGGATGGGGAAATGACTGACCTGCCGATCCTATTCTCCGCGCCGATGGTCCGTGCGCTCCTGCGCGAGATCGAGGCGCCCGGTACGGGTAAGACTCAGACTCGGCGGGTGATCACCAAGGCACGCGTATTTGCGACGCCAGAGCAACGGGCTTTCATCCTTAAAGGTGCCGATCTCGATCGGGCCATGCAGAACGCGGATTGCTTTCGACGGATCGATGGTAACGGATGGTTTTGGGAGGCCGATGCTTTTGAATGGCAGGCGCCCCATACCCGCACAGGCTGGATGGCGCGCATCGGATATGCCCCCGGCGATCGCCTTTATGTCCGCGAGGCAATAGAGCGGGCCAACGGCGAGGCGGTCGGTTTTCCGGCAGACGGTAGTTGGCTCCCTAATACGCCCTGGGAATGGCAGCGTCCGAAACTGCCAGCGATCCACATGCCGCGACGCCTCTCACGGATCACTCTCCTCGTGACCGAGGTCCGTGTCGAGCGGTTGCAGGAGATCAGCGAGGTCGACGCGATTGCAGAAGGCGGACAAGAGTTCCCTTGCGAGGGGCCATATCGCGGACCCGATGCCACATATTGGACGCACGGGGCACATGAAGGGCGGAGAGTAACGGCTCGCTCGTCGTTCCTTGCTCTGTGGGAGGAAATCAACGGCCCCGATGCCTGGGCGTCCAATCCGTGGGTCGCCGCGTACACCTTCCGCCCCATCCTTGGTAACATTGATCAGGTCGCGGCATGAGCTTGCCTGCCCACCTCGAAGCCCTGAAGAATGAAGCCCTGCACACGACATGCGAGGCCTGGGCGCTGCGCAGTCGATGGAGCCTGACACGCGGCATCGAGCGCGTTGGGCCGTGCCCGGTGTGCGGCGGCACCGATCGGTTCTCGATCAATACGCTCAAGAACCTGTTCAACTGCCGGCGCTGCGGAATCGCGGGCGAGGGTGTCATTCGCCTTGTGATGGCGACACAGAATGTCGAATTCACCCGCGCTTGCGAGATCATCACCGGCCGCACGGCCGATGCCTCGATCGATCCAGAGCGTGCCCGAAAGCTCGCCGACCAGGCCGACGCGGACAAGCGCGAGCGTGAACGCAAATCGGCGCAATATCGCGAGCAGGCGCGCCGCGCCGGCCGTGTGATCTGGGAAGAGGGAAAATCCCGCCCGTGGCGCACGGGTGAGCCGGTTTTCGACTACCTTGCTCTGCGCGGCATCGATCTGGCCAAGCTGCACGCCCATGCGCCCGATGCATTACATCGAGTTATCCGTCAGCATGCGGCCTTGCCCTGGCGCGAGCAGCAGGGGCGGGACACAGTGACCCTTCATACCGGCCCGGCCATGGTCGCTGCGATCCAATATCCCGATGGGCATTTTGCCGGTGCGCATATCACCTGGCTCGACCTCGCCCAGCCCAAAGGCAAGATGGTATTGCCCAAAAACGATAAGGGACAGGACCGCCCGGCCAAGAAGATGCGCGGCACCCATATGGGCTGCGCGATCCGGCTGCACACGCCTCAGAATGCACGCCGCATTGTGATGGGCGAAGGCATTGAATCCACGCTTTCCGTGCTTTGTCATGCCTTTGAGCCGGACACGGCATATTGGGCCGGTTGCAGCCTGGGCAACATGGCCGGCCGCGCGCTGCGCGATGGCAGCAATCGCCAGATTCACGATCAGCCCGACATGGACAGCGAGGCCTTCGTGGTGCCGGGCTGGTGTGAAGAACTGGTGTTTCTGGCCGATGGCGACAGCGTTGATAGCCGGATCACCGAAAAACTAACACGCGGTTTGCGCCGCGCCATGCGACAGCGGCCGGGATTGCGTGCGCGGCGCGTGCCGGCGCCCGGCGAAGGCGCGGACATGAATGACCTGGCCATGGCCATGACGATCGAGAATGAGGCGGGGGTTCCGGGGAAGCGCCCGACGGGCGCAACGGCGGACAAAGATATGAATGAGGCAGGTGCTTGAGCAAGAAAAACCCGATCAAGGATCAGCTCGCCCATGCCGAGGACGTGCAGGACGAACAGATCGCGCCAAGGGCGGAGAACGATAGCGATGAGCGGCCGGAGTGGAAGTTGGGTGAGGAAGACGAGTTCGGCGAAGATCCCGACCTACTTACCGCAGAACAAGTCGACAAGCTCAGCCAATGCGCCGACCTCGACCAGAACGACCGTGACAACGGCCGTAGGCTGATCATGTGGTATGGACTCGATCTGGCCTATGTGCCCGGCATGGGCTGGCTGATCTTTCAGGGGAGCCATTGGGAGCGCGATGAGGGCGAACTCAATGTTCGGCTCAGGGCGCAGGATCTTGTCGACTGGATCAAGAAAGAGGTCATGTTCATCCAGCCAACGCCGGGTGTCAAAAATCTGATTGCCCTGGCCGATCGTGTGGCGCTGAAAAAGCCCGAAGATCGCACCGGCGAGGATAAAGAGATCCTCAACAAGGCGCAGAAGGCGCGAGACCAGCTTGGCAAGAAACGCAGCGCGCGCCGAACCTTTGCCATCAGCTCGGGCAACTCGAGTAAGACCGACGCCATGATCAAGCAGGCGGCGAGCCGCAAGAAGGTTTCACCCGAACTGCTCGATGCCGACAAGAAGCTGTTCAACGTCCGGAATGGAACGCTTGTCTTCTCTCGTGGTGAGGATCCTGAATCGGACCCGGACGATCCCCGGCCCATGGGGTTTTGCGAGCTGATGCCGCATGAGCGTGGCCATATGATCACCAAGACGGCCGATGTCGCATTTGACCCGGACGCGCAGTGTCCCAATTGGCTTGCCTTTCTCGAGGAAATGCAACCGGACGAACAGACTAGGCTCTTCCTGCAGGTGAGCCATGGCTTTGCCCTTTTGATTGGCGGCAACGATGCCCAAAAGCTGTTCTATCACTATGGTGGCGGGGCGAACGGGAAATCGGTGTTTATCGAGACGATCGGGCGCCTAGCTGGCCCGTTCCGCGCCGTGGTGGATCCTGCCACCATTACTGGCGATGCACAGCGCGACGGATCGAAGGCCAATTCGGAAGTGGCGCGACTGGTTTCGACCAGGCTGGCGACAATCGAGGAGTTGCCGCGTGACGTGCCGCTCAAAGAAAATCTGATCAAGGCCCTTACTGGGGGCACGCGCATGGTGGCGCGCTTCCTGCAAAAGGAATTCTTCGAGTTCGATCCTGAATTTGTGGCTGTGATGAGCGGCAATGACATGCCGACGGTCTCGGGCACCGATTACGGGATCTGGCGACGGCTGTTGATCATTCATTGGTCCGTTACGATAGCGCCTGAGCGACAGCGGCCGTTCGGCGATATGCTCGCGCTGTTCGACCAGGAGCGTGCCGGGATCCTCAATTGGCTCATCGAGGGCGTTAAGCTCTACCTGGCCAGCGGCCTGACGCCCTACATTCCCGCGTCCGTCACCGCGTTCACCGACGATTACCGCGAAGAACGAGACCCGGTCGGCACGTTTGCAGCGTCCTGCCTGGTGCGGGCCGAAAACAGCAGGGTCAATGCCGGTGACATGTACGAGAATTTCAAGAAGTGGTGTGAAGCAGGTGGGATAAAACCCTATCAGCAAACCGCTTTTGGCCGGCGCATGAACGCTCTTGGCTTCAATAAGAAGCGCGGCAGCCATGTCGAGTATCTCGACGTTCAACTCGGCGACGTGCCCGACAAGTTCGATCCTCGCGGGCAGGATCCCCGACCAGAACCCCCTCCGCATCGGGGCTGATCGGCCGCAAAACCTTTGCGCTTTGCCGCCGCCCCGCACCCCCCTCAAGCAGTGAAAAAGGCGTCACAACTGTCACCCGCGCTGAAGCGCGGCGACATGACAGTTGTGACCGTTTCCGACAGTTTGAATGCAACTGTCAGGATCGCATTTCAATTGCAAAATCATCGCTTTACGCAAATTCAGTGACAGTTCTGACAGTTGTTCTCGCGTATTATATGTAAGAGGGGTCCGGGGTGGGCCTTGGCTGTCGCCAGAATAGTTTTTGATCTTATGTGCATGGCAAAACTGTCAGAACCGTCACAACTGTCATAACCCTCTGAACCCTCTTTCGTTTTCATCCCCGATAGTTGGAATCCAACTGTCACTAACCCTCATAATAGGAAACGAGAGTGAGTAAGGCTAAGAAGAGCATCGATGTGGAAAAGCTTGTGACCTGGGCGCTGCTCGATCAGGGGCTGGGCTGGGCGATCCATGGGCAGGGTAGCAGCGGCACCGGATTTGCAGAGTTGGGCACGCGGATCGATACAGGTGGCATCGGTGTGCCAACGCCAGCACGGCTCAGCGATAACGATGCGCTCGTGGTTCGCGATGTGATCCTGACCCTGGAGGATGATGCCGCCGAGATCGTCATCCGGCACGGGCGGATTGGCGATAGGCCGGACTGGTGCGAGGAAGGCGTGGGCGAGTGGCGGCAGAAGCGCGGCAAGAACGGGCATCCTGCCTGGCACTATGAGCGTCCCGGTGATCGACGGTCGCCCAAGACGGCAGTCATGGAGTTTGTTGGATGGCGAAAAGAGGAAGTTGACTATTGGCGCACAACCTATCGGCTATGGTGGCACAGTCTTGATGCGATGGTCGGTCCGCTCAATGAGCGGTTGGAGCGCCATGAAGCATTGCGCCCAGGCGCACCGCTTGAGCCTTGGGTCAAACCGATGCCTGTTATCCATACCCCAGATGGGCCGTTGCAGCGCCATAGCAGGGCGGGTGGTCGGGTGAGCGCGGAATATGTCGAAATCGGCTCGAAACGGATAAAGCGTTCACGGCTTTCGAATGAGGCTTGACTGTCACGCGGAATTTGACAATGTTGGGGACAACGAAATAGGTGATTTGCAACCCGCTCGGCGACAGCCCGGCGGGTTTTGTTGTTTGTGGGGTTGCGCGCCATGGGAAAGCTCAAGAGCATGGGCGGGCGCATTCCATCTCTGGCGCCGCGTTTGAAGCTTCCTCCTAAGATCGCTGATCCCTTCTATCATTCGCACGAATGGCGGCAGCTTATGGCAGAGCTGTATCGCGAGCGCGGGCGGTTCTGTGAAGACTGCGGACGTGGCCACGGTCGGCTGTTCGGTGACCACGTCAAGGAAATCAAGGACGGCGGCGACAAGCTGGACAAGCGCAATGTGCGGATCCTTTGCGGGATTTGCCATGCGCGCAAGACTGCGAAAGCGAGGGCAGCACGAGCGGCGGGCCAATCGCCGAGGTAGCGGCGCGGCAGGGAGGGGGCGGTCAAAAGTTCACAAACCGGTCGACCCTCCGCGCCTCCGCCCCCCTCATTTGGAGATTTTTTTTCTGATGGCACAGGATTTTGACCTGCTTGGGGACCCTATCCCCGAGGGGTTCGGCAAGCGCGGGCGTCCGCCGCATGTGCCGACTGAGGAAAAGCGTAAGATTGTCATGATGTTACTGGCGTTCGACTGGTCGCTGGAACGGATTGCCGCTGCGCTGTCCATCACGCCGCCGACTTTGCGCAAGAATTATTTTCGGGAACTCAAGGTTCGTGAGGAAGCGCGAGCGCGGGTCGAGGCCCTGGCGATGGGATCGTTGCTCGACCAGGTCGAGGATGGGAATGTCTCCGCGATCAAGGAACTCTCGCGCCGGTTCGACCAGCACGATCTCAGGCAATTGGCCGACCACATCAAGTCGCGTGGCCGGAACGAGGCCAAGAACGACCCGCAGCCCAAAATGGGAAAGAAGGAACAACAGAAGCAGGCGGCAGGGCAGGTTGCCGGAAAGTTCGCACCGCCGCCGCCACCGGACATGCTGAACTAGAATGAAGCACTGGACGACGTCCTGCCTCGACTGGGAAGAACGGATTGTTGCGCGGCGCTCGCTGATTCCGTTCGATCCGCTGTTTCCCGATGAAGCGGAAGCGGCTCTTTCGGTTTTCAAGTCACTCAAGATCGTGGATGCGGCTTGGGTCCTCGATGCCGAAACCAAGGAAATGCGGCCGCCAACTTTTGGTGAGTCCTGCGAAGACTTTGTATTTGACTTCGTCAAGGCGATCTTCGGCGCCTATGATGCCCGGCGCGCCAAACGGCTGATACGCGAATTCCTGCTGCTGATCAGCAAGAAGAATTCCAAGTCCACGATCGCTGCCGGGATCATGCTGACGGCGCTGATCCGGAACTGGCGGCACTCGGCTGAATTGCTGGTGCTGGCGCCGACGCTGGAAGTAGCAAACAACTGCTTCAACCCGGCCGCCGACATGGTGCGCCACGATGACGAGCTTTCGACGCTGCTGCATGTCCAGGAGCACAAGCGCACCATCAAGCATCGGACCACCAATGCCGAGCTCAAGGTTATCGCGGCTGACAGCGAGACGGTTTCAGGCAAGAAGGCGGCGTTTGTTCTGATCGAGGAATTATGGCTGTTCGGCAAGAAGGCCAATGCGATGTCGATGATCCGTGAGGCCACAGGCGGCCTGGTCTCGCGCCCGGAAGGGTTCGTGATCTACCTGACGACGCATAGCGACGAAGCGCCTGCCGGCGTGTTCAAGGAAAAGCTCGAGTATTTCCGGGATGTCAGAGATGGCGAGATCGAGGACAACGAGTGCCTGGGCGTTTTGTACGAATGGCCTTCCGCGATGCTGGAGGACGAATCCTACCTCGATCCGGACATGTTCTACGTCACAAATCCAAACCTCAATCGCTCGGTCAGCCAGTCATGGCTCGAGGCAGAGCTGCGCAAGGAACTTCGGGGAGAAGGCGAGGGCAAACAGATTTTTCTCGCCAAACATCTCAATGTCGAGATCGGGCAGAAGTTGCGGCGCGATCGGTGGCGCGGGGCCGATTACTGGGAGTTGGCCAGCGACAAATCGCTGACGTTGGAAGAGCTGCTGGCCCGTAGCGAAGTGGTCACGATCGGCATCGATGGTGGCGGTCTCGATGACCTTTTAGGCGTCTCGGTCATTGGCCGATGCAAGATCACCAAGGATTGGTTGTCCTGGGCGCGCGGATGGGCGCAGACCGACGTACTGGATCGGCGCAAGGACATCGTTTCGAACCTGCGCGATTTTGAAAAGCAGGGCGATCTCGTTGTCTGCGAGCAGCCAACGCAGGATCTTCAAGAGGTGGCGGATATCGTGGAGACCGTACTGAAGTCCGGTCTGCTGCCCGAAAAGGCTGCTGTCGGTCTCGATCCGCAGGGTGTTGCGGCGCTGGTCGATGAACTCGATGGAAGAGGGCTTACCGATGAGCAGGTCGTGGCCGTCTCTCAAGGGTTCCGGTTGTCGTCGGCGGTCTGGGGTATGGAGCGCAAACTCAAGGACGGCACGTTCTGGCATGCCGGTCAGCCACTCATGGCCTGGAGCGTTTCGAACGCCAAGGCCGTCCAGCGTGGCAATGCCGTGCTGATCGAAAAGCAGACTGCAGGCAAGGCGAAAATCGATCTTCTGATCGCCGTTTTTAATGCTTTCAAGCTCATGGAGCGCAACCCCGAAGCCGGTTCCGGACCCAGTGTCTATGAAGAACGCGGCTTGTTGATGGTGTAGATCATATGGGCCTTCTCGATTTTCTGCGATTTTCCGGTGGCCGTGAAGCGGAAGCACCGCGTGTCCGCGCGATGGCTGGCGAGTCAGCTGAGTTTTTCGGGTTCGACGATCCGCGCTTCTTGGAGTTTCTTCGCGGCGGCGGTAGCGCGATGACCGAGGCGGGGATATCCGTCAATGCCAAGGTCGCCTTGCGCAACACAACAGTCATCCGTTGCGTGTCACTGATTTCGTTCTCCATCGGCATGCTGCCGCTCCATTTGATCGAAAAGCAGAACAAGGCCAAAGCGGTCGACCATCACGTGTATCGGATCCTGCACCGCAAGCCCAATGCCTGGCAGACTGCCTTCGAGTTCAGAACGCTCATGCAGCAGCGCGCCTTGGGTGCAAGCGGCGACGGCACACGCGGCGATGCCTTCGCGTTGATCGTCCGCAGCGGCCATCGGATCGTGCAGCTCGTTCCGTTGGCCACAAGCCGTGTCAAGGTGCGCCAGCGCACAGATTGGGCTTTGGAATACGTTTATAACCGTCCAGACGGCGGGACTGTTGTGTTGCCGCAGCATGACGTCTTTCATCTGCGCTATGGCCTGTCCGAAGACGGGATATCCGGCATATCTCTGGTCAAGCAGGCCGCAGAAGCAATTGCGCTTTCCGCGCAGCTTGAAAAGGCATCGGCGCGCCTGTTCCGCAATGGCTTGCTGGCCGGCGGGTTAATGGCGGTCAAAAACCGACTGTCCGATGAAGCCTATGAGCGTTTGAAGGCTCAGATGGCCGCGCGCAGAGGGACCGACAGCGCAGGCGAGTGGATCATCGGCGAAGAGGGCATGGAGGCCAAGCCGTTCTCACAATCGGGCCGGGACAGCCAGCACACCGAGCAGCGCAAGCACCAGGTCGAAGACACGGCCCGTCCGTTTGGCGTTCCGCGTCCCTTGCTCAATGTCGACGACACGTCCTGGGGCTCGGGCATCGATGTACTGGGCCAGTTCTTCGTTCGCTACGCGTTGAACCCGTGGTTCGAGGCCTGGCAACAGGCCATCGAGCGGTCCCTGCTGACCGAGCAGGAAGCCGATCGGTACGAAGCGAAATTCAACGCCGGCGCCCTGCTGCGCGGTTCGATGAAGGATCAGGCCGAGTTCTTTGCCAAGGGTCTGGGCTCAGGCGGGCATCAGCCGTGGCTTGAAGTTGATGAGGTGCGTGCATGGATGGACCTTGGCCATAGCGACAATCTGCCGAATCCTCCGGGCCAATCACAAGGAGAATCTTAATGAGCTTGCGGAACCTGCCGGAGATCCGTGCCGAGCGTTTGCCAAGTGTTTGCGCGTTCGATCCCGATCCGGATGCCGTTGATCGTTGGAACGCCGGCATTCATGCGGCACAGTCGCAAGAAAACACGATATCGATCCTCGATGTCATCGGTGAGGATTGGTGGACCGGCGGCGGCGTAACCTCAAAGCGTGTTGCTGCAGCGCTGCGCGCGATCGGTGATCAGGAGGTCTTTGTCGACCTCAATTCGCCTGGAGGCGATTTCTTCGAAGGCGTCGCCATTTACAATACGCTGCGCGCGCATCCGCACAAGGTGACCGTTCGTATTCTCGGGCTGGCCGCGTCAGCGGCTTCGGTTATTGCCATGGCTGGCGATGAGATCGAAATCGGCAAGGCTGGGTTCATCATGGTCCACAATGCCTGGGTTGTTGCCGTTGGCAATCGCCATGATCTGGCGTCCGCTGCGGAAACCCTGACGCCATTCGATGATGCGATGGCCACCGTCTATGCAGACCGGTCGGGTGCCAAGAAGGCCAAGGCCGCAGAGTGGATGGATAACGAGACCTGGTTCAATGGCGAGCAGGCTGTGGAGGCCGGGCTTGCCGATGGGTTTCTTGCAGCCGATCAGGTTGCCCAGGATGAAAAACGCGCGCAGGCGGCAAATGATTTGAAGCCTGCACGTATTGCAGAACACGGCCTCGCAAGGGCCGGGCTTTCTCGCGACAAGCGCCGTAGCCTTATCGGCGAGATTGCCAGCCGCTCTGCCGTAGCGAGCGGTTCCCGTCCAGCCGTAGCGGACGATATCACAGCTTCTCTTCAGAAGCTTCGTTCAACGCTGACAAGCTAAACCAAAGGAAATAGCTATGAAGCTTACCAAGCTGATCGGCGCCGCACTGGCGCTGACGGTCCTTGGCGTCTGCGCGGTTTTTGCAGGAACGCCTGACCTCACCTTTATTTCAACCGAATATCTGACGGCCGAAGTGATCGGCGCCATGGGCGTCATGGTGCCCCCGATTTCCGCCAAGGCGCGCGGGATCGTCGCTGTTCGGGCCGAAGGGCCGACGGGCGATATCAAGTCCCTGATCGAAGGCCTAAACAAGGATTGGGAAACCTTCAAGGCGACCTACGACCAGCGGGAAAAGGAACGCGACAAACGGTTCGAAGATGTCGTGACAACGGAAAAGCTCGAACGGGTCAATTCCAGTGTCACGGAACTTCAGGCAGCGGTCGACGCCGCCAATTCCAAACTTGCCGCGATCTCGATCGGAGGCGGCGGGGTAGGAGAAGTTGTCGACCAGGAATACTCGGAAGCCTTCCGTTCCCATTTCCGCAAGGGCAGCGTTAGCGCCGCCCTGAATAAAGGCGAAGATAACGAAGGCGGTTATCTCGCTCCGGTCGAGTGGGATCGCACGATCACCGACAAGCTGATCGAGGTCTCGCCGATGCGTGCTATCGCCACCGTTCAGAACATTTCGACGGCCGGGTTCAAGAAGCTCTACAACCTTCGTGGAACGGCGTCGGGCTGGGTTGGGGAAACGTCGGCACGGACGGAAACCAATACACCCGAGTTCGGGCCGATGACCTTCACGCCGGGCGAAATCTATGCCAATCCGGCTGCGACCCAGCAGATGTTGGACGATGCGGAAGTCAATCTCGAAGCCTGGCTGGCAAACGAGGTAGAAACCGAGTTCGCCTACCAGGAGGGACTGGCCTTCATCGCTGGCGACGGAGCCAACAAACCATTCGGCTTTTTGACGTTTGCCGATGGCGGAACCAATGCGGCCGTCAATCCGCTGGGGGCCATCGAAACGATGCCTACAGCAAGTGCGACCGAGATCGATACCGATGAGCTTATCGACCTGGTCTATGAGTTGCCAATGGCCTTTACCGGCGATGCGCGTTGGGTGATGAACCGCAGCACTCTGGGGACAATTCGCAAGCTCAAGGATGGGCAGGGAAATTATATCTGGCAACCGTCCTTCGCCGTGGGCCAGCCTTCGACGCTGCTGGCTTACCCGGTGACGGAAATGGCGGGCATGCCCGACATCGCTGCCGACTCGCTGCCTATCGCATTCGGCGACTTCCGCCGCGGTTACCTGATCGTCGATCGTACCGGTGTGCGGGTATTACGCGATCCCTTCACCAACAAGCCCTACGTCATGTTCTACACGACCAAGCGCGTTGGTGGCGGGGTCAACAACCCCGAAGCGATCAAGATCCTGCAGATGGATGATGGTCAATAAGGCCAGCGCATAGCAGCCGGTCGTCAATCGTCCGGCTGCCGATCCTGTTTCAACCCAAGGGTATCAGCCCTTTTGGAGATATCATTATGACAGACCAGACCCAGAAACCTGCTGGCAGGAGCAACGCCGATGCGAAGGCCAAGCGCTCGGCCAAGATCGCGGCCAAGAAGGAAAGCCGCAAGGTTGCGCGCCGCCAGAAACTCGACGCTACCGAGATGAAGCGTCTCGGCCTCGATCCCAAACCTTATGGCCGGATCAAGGTCGCAAGCTAAGGCAACGCCATGCATAAGCCCGTCCAGGTCACGGCTCCGGCAAATATGCCGGTGAGCCTTCCAGAAGCGAAAAAGCAATGCCGCCTCGATGACGATGTCGATGACGAAGACGATCTCATCGAAATGTACATTGCGGCCGCGACGGGACTCCTGGACGGGTATAACGGGATCCTCGGCCGTTGCCTGATTGAACAGGAATGGCGTCAGGATTTCGATCGGTTCTGTCGCACGATGCGACTTCCGCTGTTGCCTTCGGGCATTGTCTCGATCACCTGGCGTGATCGCGCGGGGCAGATTTCAACAATCGGTTCGGCAAACTATAGGCTACTGACCGATGCCCTGGGCGGCTACGTCCAGTTCAGGAACGATTACGCGTTTCCGACCGACCTCAATCCCCATGCGGCGATCAGCATAACATTCAAGGCTGGCTATGGACCCGACCCGACGGATATTCCAGGTCCAATCCGCCAGGCAATCCGGATGACTGTCGCTCACTGGAACGCCAACCGCGAAGGCGTGAACGTCGGCAATATCACGACCGAGTTGCCGCTTGGCGTCGAGTTCAGTCTATCCCCCTACAAGACTGCGAGGATTTGATGCCCCAGGTTCATTTCACCGATGATTTCGATTTCAAGGCCAAGCCCGGCGTGACCATCGCCTATAAGGCCGGTTGGACCGGCATGGTCACAACCCCATGTGCGGATCAGGCTGTGGCGTCAAAGAAGGCAAAGCGCGTGGCCAAGAAAGCTGAGGCGGAGGCCGATGACGGCGGGCAGGCTTAGGACACGCATCCATTGCGAGAAGCGCACCGATGACGGCGCATGGGGAACGCCTGTACCAGGTGGTGGGACCTTTGAACGGCAGTTCACCACGCGGGCGGAATTGCGCCCGATGCGCGGTGGTGAAACGGTAATGGGGGAGCGCCTGCAGGGGCGGCAACCCTACGTGGTGCGGATGTACCGCAATTCCAAAACGCGCCAGATACAAAGCAATTGGCGCCTTGTCGACGCTCATGATCAGTCAAGGATTTTTGCCGTGGCATCCCCGCCGCACGATCCAGATGGCACGGGCGCATTCCTTGATTTCATCGCCGAAGAAGGGCGATTGCCATGAGCGCGCTTGAAGCGGTGCAGGCCGCGCTGATGCCATATCTGGCGGGCGGCCTCACGACGGTTGGTGGCCGGGTCTATGATTTCATCCCTGCCGAAAGCCAGTTTCCTTATGCACGGCTCTCGACGCCAAGCGAGATCCCGATCGATGAAACCTGTTGGGACCGCACCGCGCTTTCGATCCAGCTCGATTTCTGGTCGAACGAAAAAGAGTCCCGCGAAGTCAAAGAGATCTCCGGACAGGCCAAGGCCCTGCTGCACGAGCGCGAGCAGGATCTGATTGTGCCGGGATATGTCGTCGACAGCATGATGGTCGAGGGCATTTTCTACAGCCGCGAGCAGGAAACGGCCCTGCAGCGCGCGCGTCTCATGCTGGCGATCGACGTCCAGCCCACCTAATCCACATCGACAGGAGATCGTCATGGCGACGACAAGAAAGCTGCTCATTCAGTTTGGTGATGGGGCGGACCCGGAAGTGTTTGCCTATAACTGCACCATTAACACCCAGCGCGAGTTCACGATCGAAGCGACAACGACCGATGGAACCGAGCCCAACTGCGAGGAGCCTGACGCGCCCGACTGGGTGCTGCGCGCCGTCGAAACATTGTCGGCAGGCATTACTGGTGCCGGCACGATGGACCCTTTGAGCTTTGCCGTGCTGCGCGGCCACATGCTTTCCGGTGAAGCATTCAATGTGCGGGTGCTGCTTGACCTCCCAAGCGCCCAAGGCGGCGGCTACTTTTCAGGGCAGTATGTGATGACGACGCTGTCCATAGCGAAAGAAGGCAAGGGATTTGTAAACTCCAATCTTGCGATGTCCTCGAGCGGCAAGGTTGAATGGGTCGATGCGGCCTGATGACCAAGTTTATCGAAGAGAGCTTTGGCGGGACCAAACGCAAGTTCTGCCTGGGCATCGGCGAGTTGCGCGAGTTGCAGGACATAACGGGTGTCGGGCCGGGCACGCTACTTTCCCGAATGCTTGCCCTGCAGACGGCTGCCGAGACCCACAAGCGGCCCGATCCCAAGACATATCCCAAGGGCGAGGCGGATCCTGACTTTCTTGCCGATCACAATGTCTATGCGCTCCTGCGGCGTATGGGCGGGGATTGGCGGGTCGATGATCTGCGCGAAACGATCCGGCTGGGCCTGATCGGCGGCGGGGCAACGCCGACCGATGCCGACGTGCTGATGCTGCGTTATTTCGATCAGACCGATCGCTATCCGCTCCACGGGCAGGTGCCCCTTGCGGCAAAGATCATCATCCATGCCATAGCGGCAGACCCGGATGATCCGGTGGGAAAGTCGCAGGCCGAGACGACAGTGACGCCGGAAGCCCCGACGGCAGAATAAAGTTCTCGGCCTTTTATGGGGCAGGCGCCGCCATGGGATTTTCCCCGCGCGATGTCGATGCCATGAGCCTTTGGGAGTTCAACGCCGCCATGGACGGCTTTGCCAAGGCAAATGGGGCCAAGCAGGACGCGGAAGCGCCCAGCTATCAGGAACACCTTGACATGGTGAAAAAACTGGGAGGATCGTAGTTTAGTGCCACGCTAGTCTCGCCCCTGAATATCCAAAAAGCCGTGACCAATCAGCCAATCGCGAATGATTCGCCTTACCGTTTCAGGACGACCGGGATTGTCATTTTCCGAATCAGAGAACGCGTCAATCCCATCAAGTAGCTCTCGTGGTAAGCGCACATCTACTCTCTCACTGTCGACGGCTGGCCGTCCGCCTTTGCTGGTTTTTGTCGGCATAAACCTTGACGTCCTTGGTTTTTGTCGTCATAAACATAAGCGGGCTGAGAAGAGGGAGCAACCTCTTTCTCAGCCCTAACCGAAACCACGATCACAGGAGGATCGAGGAATGGCTGATCAAGCCAATATCACACGCCGTGCCGTTTTGTCAGGTGTTGCGGCGCTACCCTTTACACCCTTGGCCGCGATGGCAGAAGCGACGGAGACGACCGCTAGTGCGCCAGACAGCCTTATGGCACTCATCGAGACCTATCGGGCGGTCTATGGTGATTGGGAGCGCGCGTGCGCACTCGTTGATCCGGAAAGACCTTTTGTAGCCCCGGGGCAGGCCACGCCGGAATATGTGGCGGCTATGCGCGCGGGATGGGATGCAAGCCGGGTAGGGGAAGAACTGCTCACAGCAATCAGGGAAATGCCCCAATGAACGCGATCCGCAAACTTGAATTTGAAGACAGCGCCGTCCGCATGCTGGTGCGCGATGATGAGCCGTGGTGGGTTCTGACCGACGTTTGTACCGTGCTCGAGATCGGAAACTCGCGCCAGGCATCCACGCGACTTGATAGCGATGAAAAAGATGGCGTCATTATTAATGACGCCATGGGACGCGCACAGGAAATGACCATCATCAATGAGTCGGGTCTCTATTCTCTGATCCTGACCTCGCGCAAGGCTGCCGCGCGACGCTTCAAGAAATGGGTGACGTCGGTGGTACTGCCCGAGTTGCGGCGCACCGGGCGTTACGTGATGGGAGAAGCCGAGGCGGACGCCATGCCGGTGGCAGCTGATGGCAAGGTGTTTGGTGTCCGGATTGCCAAGGCCAATGCTGCGGCACGGCTGATTGCCGTTGCCAATTCGATTTATGGACCGGAGGCCGCGCGAGCGTTGTGGGAGTTTGAGCGGGACCTGCCGAGGATAGCGCGCCGATCGATCCATGTGCCAGAGGGAGAGCCGGACGCCGACCCGGCAGATTGCCTTCGGCACCTGCTTGATGCCGAAATGGGCGATGGGCGCACCGTGCGCGAGCGATTGCGTCTGGCGATTGCCGACAAAGCTGCGGCCAAGGGGATGGACGCTTTCGGGATAGTTCCATCCCCGCCGATGGAGACCCATTGCATTGCGATTGCCGATCAAAACCGGTTCCTCGCGGCGGTCTTTTCGAACACGCAGTGGAACGAGCATTGGCGATTGGCACTGGTGAAATTGCCCGGTGCCAAAAAGAGCCGCGTCGGCATCATGTTCGACGGCGTACGGCGGATCGCAACTCTGGTGCCCAAGGCCAGAGTGGCGGATCAGCTTTGATCTATTCGTCTTGGTTCTGCCGGATGATCACGACAAGGCCAGCCTGAAGAAATGCACCGACCACAAAGATCGCGGCGGTGATTTCCGTGAAAGCTGATTGGCCCATCACAGAATAAAAGATGCCGGCGGCGGAGAGCACCAGTACGCCGACGATGCCGAACAGCTTTGGGTTTATGATCGTCAGAACCGGCCCAAGCACGAACAGCAGCCCTATCAACGCAATTGCATCACCCATTCTATCCCCCAATCATTTCAATGGTTGTCGGGGCCAACCCTATGCGAGGTCCATAGCCATGCGCAATCTCGATGATGTTCGCTTGTCGCTCGCTGCAGGAGCGAGCGGCGGCGTCGTGGATCTCGGCTTGGTCAAGAGTGTCGTCGGCCGTGCGGCCGGGGATCAGGGCTTTGCAGACCTTATGACCAGGTTGGGCGAGGCGCTGCCAACACCTGGGGCCGAGCTAGATACATTCGTTACCCGGTTTTCCGAGCGCTGCGTGCTGGCAGGGATCGATCCAAGCGCTTTGGCCGATGCCATGCTTGTGACGGGTGCGATGCTTAAAACCATGACGGAAGGTCGTAAAGAGGCCGCAGCGGCGTTGCGCGCGACGGCAGAAGGAATTGAAGCGCATGGGGCGTAATACGCGAGGGTTCGAGCGTCTGGAAAAGCGGCTGACCAAGATGCCCAAGACAATCCGCAACGAGACCAGCAAAGCCCTGGTCAAGAGCGCGGAGGAGACCGCCGAGGTGCAGCGGAGCCTGGCGCCGGTCAGCGTCGACGGGTCCCATGGCAATCCGCCCGGCGCTTTGCGCGACAGCATCACTGCCACCCCTCCGGGCGGAACGACGCCGGCCTATGGCACAGGGGGATCGCGAAAGGTGCCTGAAGGGGCGGCAGCGGTGACCGCTGGCAACAGTGGTGTGCGCTATTCCCATTTTGTCGAGCGCGGAACCAGCAAGGCCGAGGCGCAACCGTTCTTCTGGCCCGGATACCGGCTGACGCGTACGCGCAATGTCCGGCGGATCAAACGGGCGTTGAACAAGGCCATCAAGGAAAGCAAGAATGTCTGACGATCAGGAGCGCCTTGTTGTCTTGTTCGAGGCCAGGTTGCGCGACTTCGAGCGGCGCATGAGCCAGTCCGTTCGCCATACACGGCAAACTCGGCAACAGATCGAGCGCGAATCTGCGGCGCTGGCCAAAAAGCTCGAGCAGGATATGGCCAAGGCTGGCCAGAACAGCGCCGATGGGATCAGGCGGGCATTCGGTTCCATTCGTTCGGCGCTCGGATTTGCCGGTATCGGGCTCGGCGCTGCCGGTATTGCAAATCTGACGTCAGAGTGGACGGACCTCAATGCGCGCGTCGCCAACGCGACGGGTTCCCTGCAGCGTGGCACCGAAGTCATGGGTCGGCTCAGCGACATGGCGCGGCGGACCTATTCTTCGTTGACCCAGACGACAGAAGCCTTTGTCGAGAATTCCGACGTTCTGACCGAACTTGGTTACAATTACACCCAGCAGCTCGATCTCACCGAAGCACTTAACAATGCGCTTGTGATCAGTGCGACGCGCGGACAGCGGGCAGAGAGCGTGATGCGCGCCTGGTCCAACGCAATGGCGCTGGGGCAGTTGTCGGGCCAGAACCTCAACACGATCCTGCAAGGGAGCCCGCGCCTGGTGCGAGCGCTCGCGGACAGCATGGGCGTCGGGGTGAGCCAGTTGCGCGCCATGGGCGCCGCAGGGCAGATCACGGCCCGTGACATGTACGGGGTCACCCAGGAACTGGAGACACTGCGGGCCGAAGCGGATGCGATGCCGGCGACGTTGCAGGACAGCTTTGTCTTGCTGGGCAACGCCGTGATGCAGTTTGTCGGGCAGGCCGACCAGGCAACCGGGATCACCGGTATCCTTGCGCGCGAAATCATCCTGCTCGCTGACAGCATCGAGGAATCCGCGCGGCGCTGGGAGCGGGGCGACGTGCCGATATTGCAGTTCATGCAGTCGGTTGTTGGCCTGTCGCGCGAGCTGGGCTTGATCCAGGGCGATCTTGAAGACACGCGCACAGAGGTTGAGCGGGTTGAGGATAGTGTAGCAGAGGCGCGGCTGGCGTTCGTCGATCTTGCGGATGCTGTCGTCAGAATGCAAGGCATCGACGCCATCAACCCGAACCTGCCGCAAGAGATCCAGTCAGTCGTCGACAAACTCCTGCTTGGTGAGATGAGCGCAGTGGAGGCCCGGCAGGCGCTGCTGGACCTGGGCGCCGTCAACATGGACTTTGGCGGCGTTCTGAGCCAGTTGGCCACGCTAGCCGGGCAACTTCGGGTCGTCACGTCAGAAGCACATGCGATGCACGCGGCGCTCAATACCCCTGGAGGCCCGACAGGCGGCGGTGCCGGCCGAGGTGGGGCAGGGCAATCGCGCCGCGCTGCAGCCGATCGGCAAGCGGCGCTGACGGATTATACTCTCGAGCGCGAGCGCGTGTTGGGATTGAGCCGTGAGCAGCTCACGCTTGAACAGGCAATCACCCGCGAGATCGAGAATGCCGCCAAGGCCGGCGTTAGCTTGAGCCAGGAGCGCGCCGAGGAATTGGCGCGCATGGCCATTGCGCAACAGGAGGCAAACCGGGCGAGCAGCCGTAGTGGCGGCCGCAGTGGCAATGATGAACTGGCAACAGCCACAAAGTCGATCCGGGAGCGCACTGAAGCCTTGATGCGCGAGACGGCGTTGCAGGCACAGCTTAATCCGCTCATCGATGACTATGGCTATGCGATGCAGAAGCTGCGGATCCAGCAAGAGCTGGAGAATGCGGCGGCAAAGGCCGGTTTGGTCCTCACGCCAGACCGTATTGCGGCCATGGACCAACTGGCCGATGGGTATGCTCGCGCGTCAGTCGAGGCTGCGAAACTGGCGGAGACGCAGAACCAAGCTCGCCAGTCTATGGAGGATTGGTTCGGCTTGGCCAAGACCGCAGCGCGCTCATTCATTGACGATCTGGCTGAAGCCAAGACTGCTGCCGAGGCGCTCGGAAACGCTCTTAAACAGCTTGGCAGTCATCTGATAAATCTCGGAATGAACAGCCTGTTCGGCTCTGGTGGTGGTGACTTTGGGTTGTTGGGCAACCTCATTGGCATCCCCGGACGCCAGTTCGGTGGCCGTGTCACCAAGGGGCAACCTTACATTGTTGGCGAAAAACGCCCCGAGCTGTTTGTGCCCGATCAGAGCGGAACTATTGTCCCTCGCGTACCAAGTGCGCCCGATGCTTCTGCGCTACGTGGGTTGAATGACAATTCGTCGAGCACCTTCACCTACGCTCCAACGATCGATGCACGCGGTGCTGATGTTGCCGCCGTTGCGCGTATCGAGCAGGTATTGGCGCGTGACCGCGCGGAGTTTGAAGGCAAGGTGCGCGGTCTGTTTGAGCGGCGCAACAAGCTCATGTGGAGCTAGACACGATGGAAGCCATGAAAGGCGCAACGAATGGCGCTAACTGAACCACTGGATCTGCTCGATGGCCTCCCCGGTTGGGCCGTCGCGTTTGAACTTCAGGCGCGACAAGAGCAGTCACGTTCCGCAGCGGGGCGCACTCGTGTAAAAGATTTCGGCCAGCCGCTATGGGTTGGGTCGTGGGTCACGCGCACCATTTTGCCAAACACGCTGGACATTTGGCACGCGCGCCTCAACCACGCCATGAACAGCCAGATGACGTTCCGGGCATGGAAGTCGAGCCGATGCCGTCCTATCGCGCATCCGGGTAACTCTATGTTGCCAGAAGGTTCTCTGTACGCAATTGGCGCTAACGACAACACGGTGCGCGTTGAGGATTTGCCTGGTGTGACGCTGTCGATCGGCGACATGCTGCGCATTGGCACCGGGCTATATGAAGTGCTCGAACCCGCGAGCGGCGACCCCACTGCGTTCTTTACAATCCAGCCGCATCTTTGGGTTGGCACGGCAACCGGGCAGAAGGTCGTTATCTCCAAACCCTGGGTGGCAATGACGATCGATCCCGGCTCAGTGTCAACGAACGTGAGCCCTGCAACGGGCCGAGGAACGCTGTCATTCACGGCAACTGAATCGCGCTAGAGGCATCATGAAAACCATATCCACTGCCAACCAGGCCGCTCTTGCGGCCCGGCGCTTACTGCCGCGCGATTTTCTGACGATCACGGCACGCAACCGCGAAACTGGCGAGCCGGAAACAGTCGGTTTCTGGTCTGATCTGGGTAACGTTACGGCGCTGGTTTTCGATCCGGATACGCGCACACCGGCCTTGCGCAGCTTTTATGGCGCCGGGTCACTGATTTCCATTTCGGACATTCCGGCCGTTGCTGGCATTACAGTGCAGCGCGTCACAATCTTGATGAGTCAGCTTGATGAATTGGTCGAGCAGGCGGTGCGCCTGTACGACATCAAGCAGGCGCGGGTGGAAATCCATACCGGCCTACTCGATCCTGACAGCCGCAAACTGATCGATCCGGCTGAGCCGCTGTTTGTCGGATTTGTCGATCAGGTTGAAATCAAGACGCCGCGCGAGAACGAAGTCGGCGGTGTCACGATCAGTTGCACCAGCCACACGCAAGAGTTGGCCCGGACCAATCCCGAAACCCGTAGCCACGAAGATCAAAAACGTCGAAACGCAAACGACGATTTTTATATCGATGCGGCAGTCTGTGGCGAATGGGATCATTTCTGGGCCGGACGGCAGCAACAGACCCAAAAGAACAAGGGTATTTTTGGCTGGGGAGGTTTCCTTGGGATCTTCTAAGGTTCGCCTCGCAACGCCCGAGGATCGGTGCCGGGTCATCTCCATGTGTCGGGATGCGCACGGGGCAGGAAAACTGCCTTGGAAGTTTAGCGCTCCGCATGCCGACGCGCTGTTTCGTCAATCACTCGAGTTACCTGACAGGGCCTGCATCGTATTTGCCCCCGAAAGAACGGCCCAAGGGTTCTTGCTTGCCTATGTGGCGCTGTCGCCGTTGGCCGACATCAGTTTCGCCCGCGATTTTGGTTGGTGGATAGATCCTGCACATCGCGGCATGGCCGCAAATGACATGCTCGATGCATTCGAGCTTTGGGCGGGCCAGCGCAGTGCGACATTCGCGGGAATGGCAGCGATGGAAGCTAACCCTCGCGCTGGTCGACTCTACGAGCGTCGCGGCTACCTCAAAACCGAGACGCATTACTACAAGCGGCTCGTCGACTAGGACACCCCTACATGCCTGTTTTTACTGCAATCGGCGCCGCTGTTGCTGGCGCTACCGGCATCGCATGGCTGGGCACCGCGGCGGCGGCAGCGTCTCAACTCGTCGCAGGTATAACCGCCAGCCTGATCGGCAAGGCCATGCAAGGCGAGCCGCAGCGTCCGCGGTTTCAGGTGCAGGGCCAAATCCAAACCGGCGATGACGTACCGCGCTCAATCCTGTTTGGCTGGAATGCAACGGCAGGCTCGAAGGTCTATCAAAACGAATGGGGGGCGAGCAGCGCCCCGCAGGAATTTTCGACACGCGTCATTGCGCTTTCCGACTATCCGATCCGTGAACTGCGCGGCATGGAAGTGGATGGCAAGCCGGTAACTATTCTGTGGGGGCAGGCGCACGCTCAGTACGGATTTCCGATTGCAGAGTATCGGAAGTCAGCGGTCTTTCTTGGGCAGCAAGACCACCTCTGGGTTAAGTTTTACGACGGCACACAGACCAGCGCGGACAGCTTCCTGGTCAATTCAGTCTCTAGCTCCGAGCGGCCTTATACGTCTTCGCGCGTTGGCCGTGGCATTGCTTATGCAATCGTAACGAGCCGCGCGCCGCAACGGCAGGACGGCGAGGAAAAGCCGCTTTTTCAGGGCTTGCCGCAATACAAGTTCGTTACCTATGGCGCTCGGCTCTATGACCCGAGCAGGGACGATACCGTTGGCGGTAATGGCCCACAGCGCTGGAATGATCCGTCCACCTGGGGCGGCGATGGCGACTTCCTGCCGCCGGTTCAGGTTTACAATCTGTTGCGCGGCATCCGCTGGAATAATCAGTGGCTCTATGGGCTGCAAGTTCTGAATCCAGCACGCTTGCCTGTCGAAAACTGGATTGCCGCAATTAATAAGGCGCGCGGCGGAATTGCTGGCCCAGATGGCACCGAGCCGACCTATCGCGCCGGTGGTGAAATCCAGGTTGGCGCTCCGGTTCATATCGCGATTGAAGGCTTTCTTACCGCCTGCAATGGCCGCATGGCGGAAACCGGCGGCACCTACACCATGGACATGGGCGCACCCGGTACGCCGGTTATGGCGTTCACCGATGGCGATATCCTGTCGACAGAAGAACAGAGTTTTACGCCGTTCTTTTCACTGTCGGACACAGTCAACGGCGTTTCGGCAAGTTACCCGAATCCGTCCGAAGGCTGGAACGTCAAAACCGCTCCGGCGCTGATCCGGCCCGACCTCGAAGCGCTGGACGGCAACCGGCGCTTGCTGGCGACCGTGTCGCTCGATCTGGTGCCTTACAAGGGGCAGGTGCAGCGCCTTATGAAATGGGCGCTGGCGGAGGCGCTGCGCGCTCGCAGGCATACGTTTGTTCTTGGTCCTGAGTTCCGGATTCTTGAGCCCAACGACATTGTGCGCTGGACAAGTGCGCGCAATGGCTATGTCGACAAGCTGTTTCGCGTCGATGGGATCGTTTATAAATCCAATCTCGATGTGATCGTCGATCTGACAGAGGTGGACCCCTCTGACTACGACTGGAACCAGTCGACAGACTACCGGCCTGTTGTTGATGGTCCGCTCCAGCTTGTAGGGCCAAAGCCTGTCCCGATGACGGGTTGGCAGGTTTTCCCGGCGACGATTTTTGACGATCAAGGGAGAGCGCGCCGTCCGTCCATTGAAGTGCGGTTTGCATCTGGCGTCGTCGGCGTTGAGCGTGTTCGTGTTCAGGTTCGTGTTGCCGGAAGCGGCGACATAGTTTTCGACGGAGAAGTGCCGTACGACGATCCTTGGGCGGTCATTTTGTCGGGGCAGTTTTCGCCTGCGACGAATTACGAAGTGCGCGGAATCTTCATCGGGCCGAATTATTCCGAATGGTCGATCTGGTTTTCGGTTCTAACGCCCGACATAAAACTCGGCCCGCTCGATGTCATCTATGGCGATATTAACCTCGATGAACTCGGCAAGCAGGTCGAGGGCTTACTCGACTGGATGGGCGGTAACATCCGCGACATCATCGAGGAGGCACAGGCCCAAGCGGTTCTGACCGGCGACCAGGAGCTTGCCAATGCCATGCAGTTCGATGAATTGCGGCGCTCGCTTGGTACGGTGGTTGGTGATCTTTCCGCCACGTTTGAAGAAACGATCACCACGGCTATAATTCCGATGAACGGGCGGCTCGTGGCGCTCGCCGATGCCCTGACCGAACTATCTGCTGCGGATGCCGGCGATATATCGTCAGCGCGTATTAGGTTCACTGCAATGTCCGGCCCGAGTGGCTATGCGCGCGTCGGTATTGAAACGCGCTTCGATGTTGCCAATACCGGCGATTATCGGCTGGCTGGTAGTTATTGGGATACTCCAAACGACCCCCAATTGCCCACCCGCAGAGTTGAGATTGCCGAGCAGTTCATCATTGCGGAAAGTGCTGCTGCCGCTGGATCGCAACCCTTTATTTTTGAGGGCGGAAATCTGCGCGTGCCGAACGCGTACATCTGGGGCTTAACGGCGGTCAATATCGAGACGGCATCTATTGCTGCAGACTTGGGTTTCATTCAAACGCTGACATCTGAGCAGGCGTTCATTGATAACCTGCAGGTGGGATGGGCTGCGATTGAAAACGCAGTTGTCAACAATCTGGTCGTTAACGCGGCGATGATAGGAGACCTTGCCGTAACCCGGATCAAGCTCGAAGAGGGCTCTGTTACTGACGTTTACAAGGCTGGACCCACTTCCGGAAGCATGTCCGCACCGGGAACCATAACGTTGAACAGTCAAACTATAAATGTAGGCGCAGGTGATCTTATATCAGCTGGAGCGGTCGTTGTGGGTTTTGGAGGCGGGAACGTTAGCAATGGCGGCTTTCGTATGTTCATCGAAATGGTGGCGGGTGGTGATGTTTACGTCATAGGTGAAGGTACGAGCGCTAGTTGGACAAACCAGTCTGAAAGAAACGCCGCCCCTGAACCCTATGCAAGTGGGTTGGCCCTATCTCCAATTACCGGAAATGTAACAATTCGATCAAGAATTCAGCTTTTCGGCTCGATTGCCTACTCGGGAACCCGTCGCCTAACATCC